TATTAATTTAACTAATACTAGGGGGTTTACTATTAGTAGCAAACATTCGTTTTCCACTGTAAGTAGCGACCATCGCACTTTACTTGGGGATGATTTTATACAAGAGTGTATCCGTATCGAGAAAGATGGAGGTCTATCTATTTCGAAAGAAAGATTTATATTTGAGAGTTTTAGAAACTCGTATCCTAACTATTACCGACGTTTCAATTATGAGATGCTCCATGAGCTAGCTTCTCGGTCACCAGAAATAGCTCGATGGCTCAGATCAACGCAAGACACTTGGCGCGTCATCGCGGATCAACCTGATTACATGAGAGATTATGTATCCCCGGAGGATTTCGCACGCGTTAAGTTATCTGTTTCCCTGTTTAAGGATGTTCTAAGGGAACGAGCTGATGAAACACGCAGACTCGCCGAAGAGCACAGAAGACAGGTAGAGCAGGTACAACGTAAGGCTGCTAAGAAGCTGGAAGAGGCCAGAAAGGATGATTTAGTATTTATATGATCTATGAATTCTTCACACCTACCATTAGACAAGCAGGTTGACATTGTAGTCGCTTTTACTGAGAGTGATCCAATTAAAAGAAGAGAACTCGAGGATAAAATAGCAATTGAAGTGCGTGAGATGAAGATTGCCGCACTTCAAGATTGAAAAGACGGTAAATTCAAAAGGGATAGATACCCTTTGGATGAGATAGGATTCGTTCTTCAATAACAACTGAGCGACTATGGAAATTTGTCGAGTTATGACTTAACTATAGGCAAACTTCACGGAATTTGATAATTAGTCCCAAATCGATTCTGTGGGATCCTATTTCACTGATTAGGTACTATCTAGTGAAATCGCCTACTTCATTATTTAATTCGATATGTCAGGGATCTACTTTGAAAGAAGACGATTATTTTAAAGTACCTGAAGGTTTTCCAATTAAATGGAAGTATTTCGATGTTAGGTCCATAGCTTCCACTATTTCGAAGGTTGCCTTAAAGTTTAGCTTTAAGGATTTCACACGCGGTTCTCGGAAGTTACCATTACCTGAATCTGAGGTATGTAAATTCGTCGGTTACTTACCATTCAAAGTGAGTAGTAGGGGTATTGAGTGTGCTTACTCCAATAAGGACTTTGATAACTATGTTGTGGATGCAGGTCTCCAGCATAAGTTCGGATGAAGGAAGGTGTTGCCAGAAAAGGTTATGTTAGGTGGAGGTATTTCATCTATACTACCTAATTTGTCAACGATGGCTACCCCGCCAGTGAAGAAGTTTAGCTATGAAGAAATGATAGAAGCTGTATCTTTGCGCGCCCACCAGATAAATTTACCGACAATGCCTGAGCCTCAAGCTAGCTGGATTGATTCAGTTAAGGTGAATGTAAAAGCATTTTCCGGCTTCTTCTCAAGTTTATTTTATGGTAGGACGAGGACTGATACAAGTGAGATGTCAACAATCGTTGCAAAAGATTTATTTACGCGTATTTGTAATGGACGGACACATGCGTTAGAACTCTGAAAATTTGGTAGTAGACCGAAACTGGTCGATTTATCAGAAAATGGTAAATCACTTAGAAGTAGACCTATTGCCATGTGTGATGACGTACTTTCGAAAGTGTGCTCAGTAGTATCCCAGCCCTTAATGGAGGGTCTGGTGCGTAGTCCTTACTCTGAAATATTTGTTGGGAGGTCACTAGGGTATGATGAGGCTCGTTGAATAGAAAATCACATAGGGTGTAAGCACACTCTACGACTCTGCGCATCGCCTGATTGAAGCCAGTTCGATAACCACTTATATGAGGAGATATTAGTTACTGCCTTTTCTATATTAAGACAGTGTTTACCTGCGGGTTGAAAGATGAATAATTTGATGTATTTTATCTGTTCTTCAGTTGTTGATAAGTTCGTTGTAGTAGACCCTGGCTTAGTATTTAAATTAATGAAAGGACTACCATCAGGCCACCCATTTACATCTCTAGTGAATACAGTGAGTAATTGAATATTGTGGTCCACGATATTTAATAATTATTGTAAAGGGAAAGGGATACCCCTAAACGAAGAATTTAGGGTAGTCTGCTCAGGTGATGATACTGTTGTAAGACTACCTTATGACGTGGATATAAAATTTCTTCAGCAATGTATAGACAACTCCGGAATGAAGATTGATCCCATTGAAACAACATTGGGGTTATTCAATACAACTGATGGTACGAATGGAATTTCTTTCCTTCGTAGACGTTGGTTATCCGACGGACACTTGATGTGAGATTATCTGTACCTAGTAGAGAAGTTACGTTTCCCTGAGGTTAAATACCAGGGTGATGTGTGTCCTCTTATAGATAGAGCGAATGACTATCTTAGAATGGGTTCAGGTTTGGGTAGTTCGACTTCTTTAATATTAGACTATATAAGGCATCTAGGTAATCAGTATTTTAAGAATGATGCACCATTGGTGAATGATATATGATTTCCCACAGTGGAGGATGCATTGATCGAAAACCAATGTGATTACTTAATGACTGTTGGTCTTGGTAGGGTACGTAAAGAAGGGTGACAGCTCGAACATGACTCAAAGATGAAGATTCTTAATAGTAAGATGACGCTTGATGGCGAGTACTTTGCCACTGGGCTTAAGACTTTGAAAAGACTGTTCTGGAAGAAGTTGGATGAAAGTAGTTTTACTAAGAATTTGAACGAGAGTACACTAAATATACACGCACGCTTTAGGCGAGTTATTGATGAACGAGAGAACACACAGGATAACATGGGACTGGGTGGCTTAGGCACGTCACCACCATAATGCTAGAGGTTCTGTAAGTGTTCACGGATAGGTTAGTGGTACGCACACCAATTACTTTGGCGTACACTAATTGCTAGCCAATGCCAG